ATACATGCCCTTATATACCCGCAATGGCTGTCCGGCATCGTCCACAACCTTTGATTTACCGAACCACCGCGCGAAGGCGGGATTTTCCATGGGTGAGACGCGCGCCCCAGGCGCGCCCGTCCCCGCAACCATCGCCCCGGCCCATTGCCGCGCGGCATCCGTCCAGAATGACGGGTCTTGTGCTGTGCGCCACGCATCGAGCAAGTTCTGCTGCAGAATCGGGGCATTGAACGAATAGGCGTCAGCCCAGGTTGGAGTATTGCCGGTCAGCAGATTGTTTGGATCGCCCACGACTCGGGGCGGCACCAACAGGTTGTCGGGTCGCGCCAACGCCTATCGCCAGCGGACCCAGCCGATGTCGGGGTTGACAAAGCGGAACTCCATCCCGACGCCGGTCGCGCCCAAGGTCTCCGTCACACTATTGCCGTGCTCATCGACGAAGACCAGCGAGCCAACCGGCTGAGCGAAGCCGATCGCGACAATGCCGCCGGACTTCATCGGCCACGGCAGGATAAGGGTCAGCAGCTCGATGCTGTCCGGCGGGTTGACGAAATAGACGTGCTGGAGGTTGGTCAGTTGCACCGTGTCCCCGTCATGCGGCACCAGCACGACCGGCTGTGACGTGGCGGTGGTGCGGTTGATCTCCTCGCCGTCAATCAGCCGCGTGCCGGGGTCTAGCGGCATCAGTTGGCGGCCAGCCGAACCGCAAGCTGCGGCCGTATAGCGGCCATGCCGTATAAAACATCGATGCGGCACGGCAGCACATCAAGGTTGATATCGTACTGACGCACAATCCTCATACTGATGCCGTCCTTGACAGCGCGGGAAGCCATGTCAACCCCGCCGGGCATGACTAAGTCTGCGGTGGCGAACGTGAAAGCGTCGGGGTGATAGGCGAGCGACACGCCATTGGTGCTGCTGGTCGTGGTCGGCGCAAAGGTCAGCGCGGCGGTGGAGCCGGGCGCGGCCGACACGTTCTGCTGCGGCGTGGCGGAGTAGTTGAGCGCAGGCGCAAAGCTGATCGTGCCCGCGCCGCCGGCATAGGCGGCCGTCACGACGAACTGCTGGAGGATATTGGTGTTCGCCTTGGTCTCGGGATGGACGCGGAACACGCCTGCGATGGTGAACACGTCGCCCACCACCATGGCGCCGGCTCCAGCCTGCACAACCGCGGTCGTTGCACCATTGGCGGGCACGCCGTTGAGCGTGTAGGCCGTGTTGCGGGCGCCGGTGGTGAACGTCGTCAGAAACGTATTCTCCGCCCATTCAAATCCAGCCGACAGGCCCATGACGCCCTCGGTGTATTGCCGGCTGATCTGCGTTTCCTGATGGAAGATGCCCTTCAGGCTGTCCACGAGGTCCACGTTGTCCTGTGTGTTGATGCGCAGCATCCACTGTTTGGACTGTGGCGCGAGGTTATCGACCAGCAGCTTGCGGGCTGTCAGCACGTTCTTGAACGTCTGCGCTGCACCTTGACCATTAACCTGGTTCCAGACGGCGGGCATCACGGTGCTGATGCAGTCGTTTTCCATCGCCGCAGCGAGCACCGCGATGGCCGGCTCGATGTAGCGCGCGGCGAAGTCATCGATGTTCATCGTGAGTTCAGCGGTGCTGAAGCTGAAGTCCACGTGGCGCTGCGTGTTGACGGTCAGCGTGGTGTTGGTTTCCACGCTGTTCTGCATGTTGAGCGCGGCGCCGGTGTTGGTGACGTATTGCACGGGCAGCCGGATGCGGAGGCTCGTGCCGATCTTCGCGCCGGAGTTGGCGAAAGAATCGTCGTATTGACGATTGATCGAGCCGACGAAGTTCAGCTTCTGGTGAAGGATCACCAGGGCCTTCGCCGTTATCATGTTGATGTTGAGGAGGGTATTGGTGGCGTTCGTCGCCATTGTCGCGAGCTTTCACAACAGAGGAAATGGAAAGCCCCGCGCGCTGAAAAGCGCAGTGCGGGACTGGCGATTTCCCATCTGTCGCGATAGTCGAAGCCCAGCGACGCAGACGGTTCGGCACGACCAGCGTTATATACCGGCGCGGCGGTTTCAGGCGTAGCCCAGCGGGGTTTAGCGCCTCCCGCGAGGGCGTCGGCACGGCTAGGCTATGGCATATCCGTGGCGAGCATCAGCAGCCCCACGAGGAACATGCCGGCGGCGATGAGAAAGATGGCCACGACGTAGGCCACGCATTTATTTCTTGCGTTCAGCCTCGCGCTTCTTGCTGTAAGCAATCGCGACGGCCTGCTTAACCGGCTTGCCGGCGGCAACCTCGGTCTTGATGTTGCTCTTGAACGCTGCTGGCGATTTGCCCGTCTTGAGCGGCATCAGCGTGGTTTCCGTCCGTTGATGCGGTCCATGTTCTGCTGGCTGTAGAAGCTGAGCAGTTGGTCCATGTCCATGCTGTATTCGTTCGGCGTCGGATTGACGGAGCCATTGACCGGCCGGATCGGCGCCGGGGCGGCGGACGCACGCCGCGGGGCGGGACGTGCCGGAGGCGCCTGCTCCGCCAGCTTGGCGGCATACATCCCGAGGCTGATCGCCCTGCCGCGCTCGGTGCGGATGGCGGCAATGCGTTCCATCGCCTCGGGATCGTCGGCGAGCGCCGCGGCGACCTTCGCCCCGTCGTCCATCTCCACGAGCAATTGGCTGAACGCGCCATCGGCGCCCATATCCATCAGCGCCTGGCACCGCTCGCGCCAATCCGGGTTGGCCGCCTGCCCGGCCCGGTGGAATGCGTCTGCGCGGGCCTGGGCGGCCTTCTGCGCGGCCTTCAGCTCCGACCGCTCCTCGATCAGCCGCTCCAGCTCCTCGGGCGTCTGTGGCCACGGCTGGGGCGGTTGGAGGCCGGTTGGCGGCTGCGCCTGTCGCATCCGATCCACTTCCGCCCGCAGTGCCGTAAGCTGCGCGGACAGGTGGGCGGCGCGACGTTCCTCGCGCGTAAGGCGAGGCTTTGGCTCCTCGTCCTTCGGCTCCGGCGGCGTGTCGGGCTGCGGCGCGTCGCCCGGGTCGGCTGGCGCGGGCGATGGCTCTGGCCTTGGCTCCGGTGCCGGCGCGGATGCGTCCGGGACGGGGATCGGCTGCCCCGTCACGGTATCGATGACATCGCTCATGGTCGTAGCCTAATGCCTTGCGGAGCCGCCCGACTTCGTATCAGAGGCGTGCGTATCGGCCGCCGCACCCGTGACGGACGCGCCACCGGCCGGGGTTGCGCCCGTTGCCCCGCCCTGCGCTGACGACGCCGCAACGCCCATCTGTGTCTGGAGATCGGAAAGCTGCTGCTTCAGCGTCGCGTTCTCCGCCAGCAGGTTGTCGTAATCGCCCTGCGTGGCCTGGCGCAGATAGCCGTGTTGCGGGTCGTGGATCATGGCAGTCATTTGCGTTGCTCTCCGTTCTCGCCGTGTGGCGGCGCGTTGGGTTTGCTCCGAACGAGCACCATCGGAGCCTCTGGCTCGGCACGTGGGGCGTTGAGTGAGCCGATGACGGCGGCGACGCGCGCCTCCAGCCGCACCAGCCGGTCATTGAGATGCTGATCCACGGCCTCGAGGATCGTGCGCATGTCGGCTGGATCGATCATTGCGGCATTCCTCCGTTGCCATTGGCCGGCGCCGCGCCCGTGCCGTTGACCGGCTCCGGCGGCGCGATGGCCTGCTGGTGCTCCGCATCGGCCTGCTGGTCGTTGCCGGTTAGTAGCGTTTGTGCTATGCCAACGGAATGAGAACCGGGTTTATTTATGCTTTGGTTGATCCCAGGCATCCAGAGATTGAGGAATATATCGGCTGGACGACAAAGTCGCTCAACCGGCGGCTCACTGAGCATAAGCAGCGCGCGAAACATCTAAAGACCTATTCCGCAAACTGGTGCAAAAAGATTAGTCGCGAAGGACATCCGCCACAAATCCGTTTGATAATCGAAGTGCCAGACCTTCCCGAAGATGATGACGCCCGAAGGAACATCATGCGTAAGGTAGAGATGCATTGGATAGCCCACTTTAGGGCATTAGGGCGCGCGAAACGCAACATCAGGAACGGCGGCGACGGCTGGGATACTGCGGCAGCAAAAGCATTCTTCGCGACTCTTAGCGCCGAAGCCAGGTCGGCACGCATATATAAGGCCATCGCCACTCTGGGTCCTGGTGGTTGTTCGGATCGAATCATTAAAGCAAACCTGACGCGAGGGAAGGCAGGGCGATCCGAGGCAGCTCGCAAAGCGATAGAAACCATGGGAGCGGCAAGGCGCCAAGCACGAACGGCAAAAGCGAATAACACACTAGGCTCAGCTGGGCGCGTAGCACGCTTAACCAAGACCAATGAGACCATGGGGCCGGAAGGACGCACAGCGCGCACTCTTAATGGCTGGATCACTCGTCGTGTGAAGGGACATGGCAGGGTATCTGAGGCGGCGAAAGCAAAACTCAGGGCGGCTAACATCGGCAAGAAGCAGTCGGCCGAAACCATTGCTAGGAGGCAAGCGACAATGGCTAAGAAGCGGATTGCGCGTCTCCATTCGTCCTTGCGGGATCAGGCCGCATCGCTTGTTCAGCTTCAGCATGAGCTGCCATGATCGGCAGCGCCGGCATGCCCAGCATACCGGACAGCAGCGAGCGGATGATAACCTGAGCCGCGGCCGGGTCGGCCGCCGCCACGGCCTGCAGGCGCCGCGTCTCGGCATCGTAATCGTCCGTCGCGTTGCTCACCGTCTTGTCCTTCTGCTGCACATGCAACGCCGCCAGTTGCTGCTTCAGGCTTGCAATCTCCGCATCGGCCTTGCCGAGCGTCTGCTGCGCGAGCTGGTTGGTCTGCTGCAACTGCTGCTGAAGCTGCATAACCTGCGGGTCGGGCGCCCCGGCCTTGTATTGCGGCGGTAGTCCGCGCTTCAGCCGATCCGCAAGCTCATCGGCACCTGGGAAATCCGAGTTTTCCGCCCAGAAGTCACCGACGAGCTGAAACGCGGCCGGGTTCTGCGCCATGATCTGCGCGAAGGCATTGGCTGCCTCTTGCCGTTGCGTGCCGTAGGCCGGGCCTACGTCGCTTTCCACATCATACCGGCCGACGTTCGGGTCGAAAATGATGATCGGATTGGGCGTGTTCGGATCGGCGAGCTGCGCATCGTATTGCTGCGAGGTCAGCGGCCCGAGACCACCCTGCGGCTGCTGGCCGATGTATTGGTGCGCAACGCCGGCATCCGGGTTCAGATGCACATCGCTATCCGAACCATCCTCCGCCATGATCTTGGCAACGCGCTGCGTGTCGTAAACCAGTGGTATCAGGTCCAGCAGGATACGCCCGACCTGGCGAATGGATTTGGCCTGATTATCGACGTAGTGATACGTCGCATTGTCGGATTGCCGCTGCCGCGCGTCGATCGCCACACCGCTGCGCTCATTGCTCGGCTGGCCGAATTCGGCCTGATACTGGCCGGAAACCATAAGCATGTCATCGCGCGCGATCGACATGCCCTGAATGTATGCCTGTGCCATGACGGGCGGCGCGGGCCGCTCCGGCGGCCTCAGGTCGCGGCCTTCCTCGTCGCGCTCGTTGTAAATCAGCAGCGATGGATTAGTGACGTTCGCGATCTCCCACTCGCTATGGCCCTCGACGGCCTGGGCACCAGCGACCCACGGCGCCTTGGTCTGCAACGCCACGTGCTCAACAGCGGACGATGACCAGTAGTTATATATCCGTTGCGGGTCAATCAGCGCCCGCACATGCCCCTTGCGGTCAAGCTTCTGCTCAATGACCGTCTCCTCACCGATGACCGGCACCAGCGGGATGTATTTGCCCAGCCACGGCTTTCGTTCCTCGATCCGATCGCCGACGATGCGGAACCACTCGACGTCCATCGTCGTCAGGTCGCGGGACTGCGTGGCGCTGGCAATCAACTGCTTGCGCGCGTCGCCGTCCATCCCGTCCAGGTCGCTTTCGCGCACGGTGCTGCCGTCGCGCAGCAGATGCACCTTGTCGCTACGCTCGGTGCGGCGGAAATACTCGGCCTCCCGGATGTGGTGCTCGTCATTCCATCCCTTCAGCGATGCGTCGGCAATGACCATGGCATCGGATGACGGCGGCATGGCGTCCTTACAGAACTCAGCCTCGTATCTCTCGCGTGGTATCTCGTTGACGACAAACGCGAACCGCATATCGGCCTTGTCGTAGTCCTTCGCGTCCGGGTCGAGATACACCGTCTCCGGATCGGGCACGCGGCGGACGTATATCTCCTGATCGAAGCTATCGTCGTCCACGTAATCCGTCACCACGCGCAGCATCCCGTATCCTGACTGCACCTGGTGAAAGAATGCGGTGGAATAGGCGTCCACGGCCTTAGACTGATACTCGATGCGGCGAATGATGCCGCTGAATATCTTGCTGGCTTCGTAGGTCGCGCGTCCGCCCGTCGGCGTCACCTTGATCTGCGCCTTGTGCTCGCGCGCATCATTGATGATCTGCAGGCAATGCTGCCGGACCTTGTTCATGGTCAGACATGGCCGCTCGCCCCTCGCCTGCTTGACCGACGCGTCCCATTGCCAGCCGTTCCAGGCGTCGCCCTCCATGAATTTGGTATCACGCAATGCGCGGTCGCGGGTGTCCTTCTCCCACTCCTGGCACCTGATGAACCGCTCGCGCGCTTCCTTCAGAATTTCTTCGTCGTCATCAGTGCGCGGTCGGCGGGCCATGACGGCTACGATCTAGACAATCCTGTTAGGTGGCGGCAAAAATCGCACGTCCACAACCCTGGAGGTCTGCCGGTCATGTCAACCACGATAGCCACACGCGGCGCCAAGCAGCGGCTGAAAATCCCGCCGCTCGCCGACGCCGAACTCAAGGCGCTGATCGAGGCGCCGAACGAAACCATCCGCATCACGCGCCCGAAACTGCGGTCTGCCGTGATCCCCATCGTAGGAATATCGCCCTACGTGCAGCACGCTTTCAGCGAAAAGCAGCGCAAGCAGATGGAGGAAACGCAGCGCGCCGGCCAGCAGGCCCGCGGCCGACGCAACCGGGTGCCAAAGGACTTCGAGGAAGTCTATGAAAACGCCAAGCACGTCGCCAAGGATGGCTGGATCGGCATCCCCGCGCCAGCGTTCCGCAATGCCATGATTAGCGCCTGCAAGCTGATCGGCTTCAAGATGACGCACGCCAAACTCAGCGTATTTGTCGAGGCGGACGGCATCGACGCCAAGGATGGCACGCCCCTGGTGCGGATCATCGGCGAGCCGCGCATCCACGAGGCATCCGTCCGCAATGAGAGCGGGGTGGCTGACATCCGCTGGCGGCCGATGTGGGAGGAATGGAGCGCGCGCGTGCGCGTCACCTGGGACGAGGACCAGTTCAGCGCGACCGACGTGATGAACCTCATGCTGCGGGCCGGCTTGCAGGTTGGCATCGGCGAGGGGCGCCCCGACAGCCCCAACAGCTACGGCCTCGGCTGGGGCCGCTTTGAAGTGACCGGCCTTTAGGAGATGACAATGAGCGAACGAACCGACCGACTGACCGAGGAACTGGTGGCGTTGCGCAACGCCGACGGCGTCATTGTCCCGTCGGAGGCGGTGAAATGGGCGCGGCGCAACAAGCGGTCGCAGCTTCATGCCAGCCTGACCTGGGATGATGAAGTTGCCGGCGAGGCATACCGCATCTGGCAAGTGCGCGAGATCATTTCCATTCAGATCGTGAGCAAAGACGTGGGGCGGCAACTGGTGTCGCTATCGGTTGACCGGACGAATGGCGGCGGATACCGGCGGGTGTCAGACATCATGGAACGGCCGGATTTGCGGGAGGTCATGTTGGCCGATGCGTTGGCCGATCTGGAGCGGATGCAGCGGCGATATGCGCAGGTGAAGGAGTTGTCAGTCGTGTGGGAGGCAGCGAATACTGTGGCGGCGCGGCGGAAGGCTGCTGCATAGGCGCGGGGCGGCGTGGCGCGGACAGGTCGGGCGCGGCCAGGTCGGGCACGGCAGGCGTGGCAGGGCTGCGAACGGCGGGACCGGGGTTGGGCCAGGCGTGGCATGGCAGGCGGGGATCGACAGGGCGCCCCAGGGTTCGGCGCGGTTCGGCTGGGCTCGGCAGACGGGGCGAGGCTTGGGGCGGCGCGGCGCGCGTGTGACGAGGCTGGGCAGGCATGGCAAGGCTCGGCCGGGAACGGCGCGCGGATGGCTCGGTTGGGCACGGCAGGCGAGGCAAGTCCCGGCGCGGCAGGTCTGGGCCATGCGTGGCGCGGAGAGGCTTGGCAGGCGTGGTGTGGCCCGGACCGCCCCGGCTTGGCTAGGCTTGGATGGGCAGGCACGGCCGGGCGCGGCCGGGAAAGGCGCGGCTCGGATCGGCGAGGCTCGGCAGGCTCGGCATGGCGAGGCGCGGTTGCGCTGGGCGCCGGGCGGCATGGCGCGGCAGGCACGGCAAGGCTCGGCCGGCAACGGCTCGAAGCGGCTCGGGTAGGCGCGGCAGGCAAGGCAAGGCTACGCGCGTGGCAGGGGGTGGCACGGCAACGCTCATACGTTCGTATGGAGTTTGCACATCCACGCGGTTCATTGCTCACATACCCATCCACGAGGCGGCGCGCACGTCGTCGGGGCGGATGCGCGGGCGCGGCGTCAGGTCGCGCTCGGGGCGCTCAATCTTCGGCGCCTCCTTCAGCGCCACGGCGAGGTAGCGCCAGGCGTCGGCGTCGTGCGAACTGAAGTCGTGGACCGGCAGACGCCGTTGAATGCCGCCGACCTCTGCCATCTCATAGCGATAGTGGCGCAGCGATTGCAGCCCTTCCGAACACTTGTCGGCGTCGAAATAGCAGTTCGGGAAAATGGTGCGCGCTGCGTTAATGCCGTCCTCGATTGAGAGATGCGGCACGATGCGGACCTTGCGCCCGGCGGCGCGCATCAGTTCCTCGATGCTGCGCCCGGTGCCAAGCTGCTTCGCCCGCGCGTCATGGGGCAGCCAATCAGTGCCGTAAATGTAGGGGCGCTCCTGCAATTCACCGAGATACGCATTGAGCGGACGCTGCGAGCCGCTGAT